CTGAATTTCTGCTCAAGGCCGAATTTGTTCTTGGCGCTAAACTCCTGTGTTGCGTAAAACTTCCCGTCATTACCCAGCAACCTTTTTGCACCAAACGCAGACATATTCAGGGTGCTTTTGTTAAGGACTGATTTTTTAACGTAAGCATCACAGGATTCACGAAGCTGATCCAGTTTCGCATCAGAAAGTTCTTTGGCCTCTTTCTGCTTCTTTTCTGCTTCGGACGGCTTATTAAGTACAGCAGCAATACCGACCACAATGATGAGAAGAATAAGCATCCCAACAGTCTTGAGAATTTTCATAAATATTTTTTTAAGCACTATCATCCCCTGATTAGTATGTTTTTAAACATGATAACCAGGGGATGCATTGCTGTAACCAGGCGCGCGTGATATTGCCATCTCAGGATCACAACCTAGGGTCACTTGCTCTGGAACTGCCTGCCAAGAAGGCCATCGCTTCGAGCAGCCCTCACAAGGATCTCCGTTACCTTAGTTTCTATTTCTTTCCCTAACGCCCGCGCTGCAGCGCTGCCATCCCCAGACGTGTTAGATGATGCATTGCCCTTATTATCCACATAAATATCTATGTTGACCTGCGGCTGCGCACCACCCCCACCCTGTGCCCTGACACCAAGCCGGCCAGCGGAATCACGCGTCAGCGGCATGATTGCCTCAGCG